ATGTAGCATAATGTTGTGTGATGTTTGGATGGGATGGTGATTGTTAAATTTTTACTTATGTTGACTTGGGTGTGTACTTGTGGTATGATAGAAGCATAGAAACAAGGAAATAAAATTAAGAAAGAAGAGGGAAAGAAAATGAAAGAAAAATTGATGGAAAGATTTAATTGGAAATTATCAAAGTTTTGTGAAATTAGTGAACTTACATTACTTGTAATTGATTATAGATATGGAGAATTAACAGGCATAGTGGACACTATGAGAGAATGCAATATTATTAATAAAAAAGAACATACTGATTTTATCAAGCTTATTGATTATATCTATAGTACACAGCAAAGAAATATATTATTAAAGGAAAGTAAGTGAGAAAATGACTAATTTTGATATATTTTTAATAACATATGGGTTATTTATAATATTAGTAATGACGTACATAGCATCAAAAAGGAGATAAAAATAAAAAAGAGGTGGAACTCCACCTCTTTTAATATTAAAAGTTTTGTGGCACGACACTTGAACCATTGATTGCAAAAGCTCTAATTCTTGCATTTCCTAATTTAGTGGGCAATGTGCTAAAACTTGCGTATAAATTAATGTTAAGTCCTTTTTTAATAAAACCAACCGACGCAACGCTACATGACGACTGAGAACCGTCGCATACAATAGTTTGCCTAGCTACTTCTTGCGTTCCGCATAACATTCTAAGCGTTATTTTTCCGGTATATCCATTTGGAATAGTTAATTCACTGTGGGCAAACCATACGCTGTCGTGGTTTATTTCTTGTGAAGTATAGATAAGTTCCCATTTATTTATTTCCGTAGGCAAATCAGCTTGACCAAGATTATATATATAGTCCCCATTATAAGTGGAATAATTTCCAAATGCATCGATATTATTGCTATCTGCGTATTTAATATATTGGTATTTGTTATTAAACACAAAAGACCTTGAGACGTTATCACTAACAATATTCATGCCGAGATGTTCACAACAATTTCCAAATACATAGTTAGCTCCTATTGCAGTCTTTGTACCAGAATTAGCAATAAAAATATCATAAAAGTTGTCAGGCGTATCAACTAATTTTCGATTGCTTTGCGCTATATTACCAGTATAAGTTGTTTTAAAGCTTGAAACACCGGCATATATACCATGGCTACCATTAGTAAATACATAATTTCCCGTTATTAAGCTATTGTTAGCTTGAACTATCAGTCCTATACCTGCAAAATTTCGAATTATGTTATTTTTAACAATGATAGCCTGTGTTTTATCAGTTGGATTCCCGATATTAATTCCCCTGCCAAAACGTGCATCAGATATTTGTGATTTAAAATCTGAAATATTTCCTACGAGCACATTATCGCTAATAATTACGCTTTTAAAAATTGAATTTTCTCCTCGATAGCTAATTCCATTCTGGCATTTTTCAAAAAAATTATTTGAAATGATCGAATTATACAAGTGTCTAAAACGAATCCCAACTAATAAATTTACAAAACGGCAATCGGTAATTGTAACATTTTGAATAATTGTATCATCTTCGATAGAATGACTTCCAATTCCAGAATCTATATACTCATCTGTTATTGTAGTAGGTGAAGTATCTCTGTAAAAAGTGCATTTATTAATCTTTATATTTTTTATTGGTGTTTCGTCATACGGGCCAAACCACGGAAATCCTGCACTTGTTGCTACATCTAATTGAAGCATTTCATTGAGTGACTTTTTGTTTGTAAAATAACAATTATTAACTGTTACGTTAAAGCACGAATTAAGCTCAATTAAGTGTCCATGCATTAAGTTATAATCGTTGTTAAAATTACAATTAATAATATTAATATTTTTACAATGACCAAAAGTTAAACATCCCCACTTTCCATGACTTATAAAAGTTAGACCATCCACAGTGATGTTTTCGTTCGCATTCCAACCTCCTGTGTTGCCATCAGAGTTATTAATCAAAACCCCTAATGCAGTTACACTAGTTTGTTCAATTATTGCATTTTCGCCAAACACATATGTATTACTGTTTACTTTAATTAAATCATTGATTTTATAATGACCATTTGGAAAGTACACATATGGTTTACCAGAGTTTAAAGCCTTTTGAATAGCTTCTGTAGAATCTTTTACTCCTGTTTTGTCAGCACCAAAATCCAATACCACGTTTGCAACGTCTTCTGTTTTTCGGTCTTTAATCCAAATTTTTTCGTCCCCAATAACAAAATTGTTTACATAACTTTCTGATATTCCACGCTGTGTCTCTCCTGTACCCAGTGTGATAGTTTCATTTTCTTGATTATATACTGCTCCTACAACTAACTTGTCAAAATTAGCATTCAGATAATCATCAACTAACCCACCAATGTCACCATTTAGTGCATTTTTGATATCCTTAATATTTTTACTCAGTCCGCACAATTGCTCATAATACGATAACGAGTTATCATATTCTACTGGCAATGCTCCATATCTCATAAATTATAACCTCCTTTACCATAGTTGAAAAAACAAAGTTTCTAAGTCTTTTATAATCATCTGATCAATATTCAGAATATTCTCTCTGAACTCTTTTAGCAAACTTGCATTGCTCTGTCCATTATTTTTTCCAAATATTCTCTGTGTCCATTCTTCGCTTGATTCTTTTGTGCCTTTATTTGTATTACTGTTAATTTGAGTATTTGATGTTTTTAATGTGTTATTAATCTCTGTGCTATTATTTTCACTGTTTGTTACTGTACTATCTGCATTACTATTATTTGTTCGTTTTGTTGCATCCGACAAATACTGTTCGTTTTCAACTCCATCAATACCTCCTTGTGGTGTATCACTATGCAAATCCCATTCAGTACCATTATTTTTGCTGTTTGATATAGTAGTTCCTTTCACATTTCCTGTGCTTTTACCTGTGTTTGTTTGTGTGCCAGAATCCGTGGTATTGATATTTCCTGTATTTTTACTATATTCTTTTCCGCTCTTTTCGAATGCCGTTGTAACATCAACATTATTAAATACATCATATTTAATAAGTGTACTTTCATAAAGCTGATTGTACGTTGGCATAATCTCACACATAGTAGCATCCAACCATAGTTTCCACAGTTCCACAGTTTCCGCACAAATTTCACGAGTAAAATATGTTCTTAATATCTTCTCGCATAAAATTTTACGATAACTTTCGTCAAAAATTTCCCAATTATTAGTGAAAATAATATTCCATGACTTATCTAATACATCATTAATATTATTTAAACCGTTTGTATTTTCATTAGCATAAAACTCACAAATATCTCGTAGTAGAGTGGTATATCTTGCGGGCATTACTCATCACCCCCCTTAAATGTTTCACGTGAAACATTTAAATCGACATTTCCCATGTCTTCAATTTCTTCTTTAATACCAACCTCGATATTTGTTCCAAACATTCTGTTGATTTTTTCAACAGCTTCTTGTCTTGCCTGTAAACGACTATACCGATTAGCCATCGTTCCACCAAGTGATCTCAATACCTCATCTTTAATCAAACGTTCTCGCTTCATGACATTTGCGTTCGGTATACCAAGATATGTTAGTGCTTCATTCCAAAGGTTGCTTTTCAACTCATAAAGTTTGTCCGCTACATATGGGGCATTCGTTTTTAAAGTTGTAATTGAGGATGGGTCAAAGGATTTATCCGCATAAATAACTGGACTATTTCCGTCCATTTCTTTATAGGCATTAACAAGTGTTAATCTTTGTTTTTCATCACAGCGAATCAGTGTAGGCGTTTTTTGAGCATTTACATTTACATCAATGGCACGGTCAATATTATATAGGCGTCTTGCAAACATATCAATAATAGGGAAAGTTGGTGTCCTGTCCAAATTATTCCAAATTATAACACTGTCATTTTTATCAAGTATTTTTTGATATTGATTATATCTGGAAAAGGCACGTCTACTGACAGGTTCACCGTAAACGCTAAATTCCCCATTAAATATCATATTTAATGCAAGATTTCCCATCACCTCATCATTAAAATATACTCCTGCTCCATTATAAAACAGTGCAATCTCAAGATATCTTTCATCCACACTGTCTGGAAGATTTTTCCAGTCAAACATACTAATTGCAATTTGTTTTAATATAGCCATGTACTGACCATATGTTCTCATATTTGCAAACAATGATTCTTCAAAATTTGTTTTTCTTCTTCGTCCCAAAAGTTCACCTCCTTTAAACAGGGCTATTATCTAACGAGTAGTTACCAATTTCCGTATGTGTTTTCCAGAATCTAACTCCATTGTTAAAGATGTTTTCGATCTTTCCTGCATCCTCCGATGGTAAATTTCCATGCACAATACAATCAACTGTTTTCACATAAGTCCAATGAGGTCTTGCATTCATGTTTGGAGTCCCCACGTTTTTTACAGCATATCCAAATGAAGTAAAATAATCATCGATCATTTGTGCATAGTTCTCTGATATGCATACTTGTTCTAACAAAAAGCCTTTCGAATCTATTGCAACATTTAAATCGTTTTGTTGTGACCCCTTGTTTTTTGTACCTTGTTCTGGTCTTACTGCATTTGATACGAGCAAATTAGTAACCTGGGGCAACGCTCCCATAACTGCTCCGCTAATGCCACCCAGTATTGACCCCAATATACCATTACCGATTCCATTACTTGCACCCGCTACACTCCCATTTAATGCACTTTGAGCAATGTTTAAAGGCGCATTAGAATTTACTTGTGCCAGATATGCTCTATAAGTATCAACATTCCAAGAACAGAGAGGATAACTACCGACTGTTATCATACGTTCTTGGTCGTTTATGTAACCCTCATCACCTCTTGCATATTTAAGTGGTATTAATCCGGCTTGTGTTGTAGAACCTACTGTTGCAACCTCTAAAAAAGAATATTGCGTTGAATTGTACGGTGGCAATGAATTAAAAAACTCATATCGAAACTCTTGTGTATCACCGTCACTTGCCACTGCACGTAAAAATTTATATGGGTAGCAAAACAACTTATTGTTTTTAGGTATATATCCGTGCAAAGAAGTATACGGTTTATCATAGGTTCGTTCCTGCCTATATACACTTGATGGGACATCTGCATTATAATAACGAGTCGGTAACATATAAATGCAAACTACATTATCAGACTTATTATCATCAATTAATTTTTTTAAAAAAACGGTTGCTCCATCCATAGTTGTGAACGTGTTTAATTTACAGCCATTGTAGATTCCACCTGCATTCGACCCACCATCTTCAGACGATGTGACTATGCAAACATAATAACCCGCAGATACTAGAGAGTCAATTTTTTCAATTATATACTTTCCCACGCTGATATCCTCATCAGCAATGTTTTGCCCAATCTCATCGCTTACAGTATGTTGACGTTCAATCCAACACTGCCCCAAATTAAATAAACCCATCCACGTTGTCATGATATCGAGCGTAAAGTTAATCTGAGTAGTGTTATTTGCGATATATTCCACAGAAGTTACAAAAGCATAAAACCACTTGTTCTCGAAAGACGTGTTTTTAAATCTCATGTATCCTGCATTATAAACACGACTGATATTTGAGTCAACTCTGATGTAACCTCTTTGCTGTCTCGAATAACTACAACTGGTAAAAGTTGCTATTTTTGGTAGAGCATCAAAGTAGTTGTCTTTTTCAGCTACTGTTGCAAAGTATAAACAGTTGTCATAATTTGGACTAATTCCAATGTCAGCAAATAACTGTATTGTTCCGTCTGGTATAATATAACTCATATATCTCCTTTTTTATAACGGAAAACTAAAAAACTGTCTAAAATCATTTCCGTTTATAGTATTTATTTCACTAGGTGAGTTTATTGAAATAGTAATAGTCCCATCATATAAGGTAATAGTGGCATTTAAAACTCCATATAATGCACTACATCTGACGTTTGGCATAAATCCCGTGTTTTTGAACACTGCTAATATTAAATTGGTATTTGGTTCATAATCAGTCACTGTATAATGATCCCATATATTTAGGTATAAGGAATTATCATTAATATTAATACGTGCTTTAACCATATCATTAATCTTCTCATTTTTATACGTATTTGATACCTGTTTTACATATTTTGTGCCATTAGTCAAAACTGATACTATATCCTTACTATTATCTACCCCAGTTCCCCCATTCTCAATAGGAATAACATCATTCCTAGTAAACGTATTCTTTAATCTTTCCCACAGTTGTCTTGTTATATTTCTATCAATATCTTTTCCCATATTATCAATACCCCCCTGTTCACCCGACCGCCACCCCATTAAAAAGTTTACTGTTTATTCAAAATAATTGTTTCGCCAACATTACTTGCAGAAGTAATTTTCGTGGTTGCCTTATAATCCGTTCCATTGATCTCTGCATGAACTTCAATTTTCGTTGCAAACTGAGTATCTGGAATAAGAATTGCTCCAAATTTCTGAACCGCAATTCCCGCTGTTGTCAGAGCTTCTGTCTGAACTAAATTTGCATTGTGCGGTGCAAGCGTCTGTCCATCCACCTGTAATGCCAGAGACAATACAATCGCTTTATCACTGATACTCTTGTCAACGATCTCATATGTGAGACTTGTTGGTAAAGCAGTGTTAGCCGTATTTTTCGCAAATACAATAGCATTTGCAAACGGATTGTGGCTGACAGTTTTCCATACGTGGTAGAAATAGTTCCAATAAAGTCCACTTGACACATATTTTTCGGTAAACTTGTTTTTGTTATCGTAGCAAAGAAACCAGTCTTCATCAATAAGAATAGCTTTAATGTCAGCCATCATTGTCATTTCCGCTGTGGTAACTTCTTCCAGACCATCAGAGTTTGCACGGATAATATCAAACCGCTCATTGTCAAATGTTGTAAAATCGTCAATCAAGAAAAGACGTCCCATAAAGTCTGCCTTATCCATATTAAAAGCAGACGCCAAAACTTCTACATCATAATCAGCATTAAATGAGCTGTCCATAAAGATGATCTGTCTGTTTTTTGGTGTGTTGGTTCTCACGCCCGCTTCATTGTACTCAGTTTTGATAAATGGCAAAAGGTTTGATTTACCACGAAAAGCTTTTGCCCAGTTTTTTGTATCGGTATCATCCACACCGATAGGGTACATATTTCCCTTTGTTACGGCTTTAATAAGTAGATATTTAAAAAGCAGAAATTCATCATATTCTGCTCCGGTGTACACAGAATCGACAATCTTTTCAATTAACTGTGTAACGCCATCAATTGACAAAAAGGCAGTCTTCAATTCTTCGTCTGAAATAGTGACTGGATACATAACACGCCAATTAATCACTGCGAAACTGGAACGCACATCTGGAATAGTTCTTTTAAACTCACGTGCTTCTGCTTTTTCTGGATTGTAGTCAACCGCCTTTGCCAGATTTACAAAAATATTTTCAATGGTTTCACCAAATTCCAAATATCCTTTTTTCAGAACAGAATATGGATTGTTAAAAGTTGCGCTGTTCATGCGCACGAGTGCAATTCGATTAATCAGCGCATTTAAAAAAGTGTTCGCAAGAGCCGGAGTTCCACAAATAACCTCGCCAACCCTTGGGATATCAACTGTCTGTTCAATCACTGGGACAGACTGCTGATAGTCATATCCCGCATTCTGTCGGATAACATTTAAAATATCAATTGTGCTCGCATTTAATACATTCTGAGCAATTCTTTTTGCCATGTCTTACTTTACCTCCTCGAACAATTCTTCAAACTGTGTCTTTTCTTTTTTATCATCGTCTTCATTTTCTTCCACGATGTCCTTTTTTCCCTCGAACCTTTCCTTATAGCGTTTTCGCCACTCAGCATCGTTCTCTTCATATTTGGTTTTCCAGTCTTCTGTATCATCATAACTTTCAAAAGTATCAGAGATATCTTCTAACAAGGATAAACCTTTATCATCTGGTGTTTCGCCAATGATAGTATTTACAGCAGTGATAAGTTCATCTCGTGTTTTTACTGCCATATAATCACTTCCTTTCAATAAATCTCTTCATAATAAATTCGTAAAAATTCATGTTATTACCTTTCTAAATGTTTCACGTGAAACATTTTTTAATATTGTTTTTTCAAGAACATCCATAATGGCATTCCTTTTTTCTTTTTTGTAGGTGGTTCTGGTTCTACACCGCCTGCCCACCAATATGTAAGCATTAAGTTAGCGTGTGCCCCATCACCCGTTGGGTCTTGATAAAAATTACCGGATACCTGTTGCCATGAGGTAGGAGACAAAGACGCATTTTTGTAAATAAAATCATAATAGTTTCTGGCATATCCTTGGCGTTCTGTCAGTCTGTTTCCCGGAACACCTTCCCAACATGCAAGAAATTCTTCAACCAGTTTGTCAAGGTCTTTCGAATCACTTGCTAAAAACTCAGATAAAGATTTATAACCTAGCACACTGTTTTCAGCCGTCCAGTAATTTTCATGTATTACAAAATTTAACTGCCCATACAAATAGCCATCCTTGTAACCATTCTCAGTAACCCACTGATGTAAGTTCCAACAACGCCCATGTGGTGTTCCGACATTTGTCCACTGCCCTAAACCGTATCCACCAATTCCGTCATATTGATACTCATGATCCCAGTCCGTAGGTATTAAACTTTCCCATATGCCTGGGTTCATTCCAGACTCCCACGCCCAACAACCGCACATGGCAGATACTACATAAGGACTAATTTTTCTTTCTGCCATTTAGTTAATCCTCATACTTCTGCCAAATTGGAAATAATTCATCTACACATTTTTGCACTTTTGTGTAGTCAATTCCTAATTCCGTTAAATTTTTCTTTCTTGCATCTCCGTTTCCGTAAATGCCGTTAATCACTTCGATTGCAAGTGCAATGGTACTTGGTACTTTCAGTATACTTGCGTTGTATGCCATTTTTTACTCACCCTCTTTATTAATATGGAAAAGTGACAAAAGTTTTTCTGGTACAATGTCGGTTATTTTTGCCAGATTTTCAATAACAGAAATGATTTCTGTTAAACAGACAAAACCCAGTACCACAGGTAAAAGCTCTACATTCAAATGAAATCCCACCTCAGAACCATACGTGTCAATCATTAATGCCAAAAAATAACAGATTAAGAAGCCAACTTTTTTAAAAATCCCATCCCTAAGTTTGCTTGACTGTAAATCATGTTCTTTTACGGATGAGATAATGCCAGTGACTAAATCTGTTGCATTAAACATCAGTGCTACTGCAATTCCATGCAAGTTTCACCCCCCCCTTTTATTTACTTTTTCTTTGTTTTTTGATACAATATAAATATAACATTAATTACTAAAAATGTAAAGGAGTGTGTACTATGGAATTGGAAAAATTTAGCAACTTTAAATCTGATAAAAAATATTATAACGGCAATGAACTTTTATCAAAAACCGATAGAAATGGAAAAAAACCAGAAATCTTTATATCAACGTCAAACCGATCAGCCGGAAAAACCACTTGGTTTGGTGGTTATTTGTTAAATAAGTTTTTAAAAAATGATGAACTTTTTTGTATTGTGTTACGTAAAAAGTATCAGCTTGAGAAAGGAGTATCTTATAAAGCGTACTTTCCTAGTGCTTTATTAACTTTTTTTCCGGACTTAGAGATGAAAGAAGAAATAGGAATTAAGAGTGTATTTAATCACATTTATGTCAGATTAAAGGCAAATGACTCCCCGTGGTTTTTATGCGGTTATTCCACTTCGATTAATGCAAGTGACGATGTAAGAAACTTTTCAAATATGTTCGAAAATGTAACTAGAATTTGGTTTGATGAGTTTCAACCAGAATCTGGGGACTATGTAAAAGATGAAGTCAAAAAACTTTTCTCAATACATACTTCTTTAGCACGTGGAAATGGAAGTCAGTCAAGATACTTACCTCTTATATTGACAGGTAACTTAATTGATTTATTTAATCCATATTATGACGCTTTAAATGTGATAAAAGACTTAAACATTGAAGCTAAATATTACAGGGGTAATGGGTTTGTGATAGAACAGGGATTTAACAAAAATGCTAGTATGGCGCATGAAGCAAGTACATTTAATCAAGCTTTTGAAAATGTTGGCTATAATAAAGTGCTTACACAAAAAGAATATTTGAATACAAATTATAATATGATTATAAAAGTGCCAAATTTAAAAGGAGATTATCTTTTTACATTAAAGCATAACAATGTATACTTTTCTGTTAGATACCTAAATGACGCTGGAATTTACTATGTTTCAGAATCAGTTGATAAATCAAACAATATTAGTTTAGCTTGCACAAAAGATGATATGACAGACGATTGCATTTATGATGGAGAAAATCGTTTTTGTAAACTTATGAAAAAAAGATACCATATGAATAATGTACGCTTTTCTGGATTTAAAGCAAGAGAAGCTTTTCTGGAATTTATTAGATGATGTTTTCACGTAAAGCATTAAAAATGCCCCGCAAAAGCGGGGCTATTAAAATAAGGTAACGAAAAATGGAAGTTTTTTCTATACCTCAGATGAGGTATCAGTTTTGTTAACTGGTTCTGCATATTTGATAAAGTCTGATTCGAGCATTCTGTAAAGTTTGGTTGACTCTACCGTTTTTTCGCATGATACAATGACAATATCTTTTTTCCCATATACTGCTTCAAGCTGACATTTGGCATCTTTTTTCCCTACCAAACCGCTTAAATTATAATCATTGATCTGTTTATCCATAACAAATGTTACTTTCGTGTTATATGATTCGATTGTTCTTGTAATATACTTTGCCATGTTTTCACCTCTATTCTGCTAAACTTACCGTGATAAATTCACGACCATTCTTTGACTTTAACTTGTCAACTGAAATACTAAACGGGTCGCTGTCCCCCATGTCTTTCAGTGTATCAATAATGCCCTCAAGTGATTTTTTTACTGACTCAGATCGAGTTGCGTATAACTTTTTCATGCCAGATTCATCTGGTTCGGAAATAATTAACAATGACTCAAACACTTCACCTGTACTTTCATTCACAATTTCCTGTAAAATGTGTCCGCAATACGGAATGACAGTTCCTTTTTCAACCTCTTTTAAAGGGGTGGCGTCGTTTCTCGACGTAAACCCAAGAATCTGTCTTGCTGTTAAATTATCACTTGCATTTAAAACTTTTGCGCTCATTTTGTAATTCTCCTTTTCTTTTTTCTTCTTTTTTCTTTTATTTTTAATTGTTGCACCCGCAATAGAGAATATCAAACACCGCTTGTTAAACGACTAAGATAGTTACCGGATATTCCACCGTAACAACGCATCTATTCTTATTTAATACCCTCTATCCGGTACACTTATATATTAGCACTTTTTTATATAAATGTCAATCATAAATATCATCTTTTTCTATAATTGTATCATATTCTAAACTATTTAGTAATTCTTCATATTCATCTGATATTGATAGCTCATATGCGGTTCGTTCCATAGCTATGTAAGTTCCTATATGTAAATTATGGTCGTCAATAGTAATGTCTCTGTTCTCATCGTCATTGTATAACAGTCTTTTCTTCCAATTCTGCCTATCTTCCAGAGTTCCATCAGCACCAATCATAAATCGCATTCCACACTTAAAGTTTTCAAGTTTTCCTAGTAGTTTTGCCCCTAATTTTTTTGGTACACCCGCAATTGTGATATGCAATACGTTCTTTTTTATCGTTCCATCTTTTTGCTTATCATCTGATTCGTAAGCATACTTTTTAGCACCTAAAGTTATAAAACGGTTATAAAAGCCGTCAAAATCTGCAATCCCTAAAATTTGTTCTTCATCTTTAATTGTAAAAGCTTTAAAAGGTACATTGCATTTTTCCGCATATTCAACCCACTCTTTGTTAAACTGTTTAATTAATGGTAAATATTTTTCACCATTTTCGATCTTTACTGAGTCTGTGTCCGCATATGCAAAATCTTTGTACGTCAAGTCAATGAGGGACTGCAACCTAACTCTTGCCAGTGCTGTAACCGTGACACCCCACTGGAACTGTAAAAACTTTCCATTTTTGGGTTCATAATACGATTTTATCTGTTCTTCTGCTTCTTTTTCCATAGGTTTTCTCAGTTTTAATTCACCTGTCTTTTCGTCTATTTCTGACACATCTTTTACTATCGACTCTACCATCATTCCATATGAGGAGTTTACACGATTTTTCGATTTCATGTATTCATACTCTGACCCGTCAACGCCCTTTAATTCTGTTTTTTTCTTGTACCATTCTGAACATTCTTTTCTAATCTCGATGGGCAAATAATCTTTTTGCGTGTAATACGCCTTAATTATTTTCATTTTACCTTTATACTGCTTTTTTATAATAGGATATTCGCAACCTAAAAAACAAAATTCAAAAGGACTTTTTTGTGTAATGATTCTACCGTTATCATATATTCCATCAAACTTTTCTGTTATGATTTTTGATTTAGGAATGTACGGAACTGGTGTTTTTTCGTTATCTCGTAAACTTACATCTTCAAACAAGCACTGAAATAATACCCAATAATTTTTGATATAATAATCAATGTCTTTTGAGCTTTTTAAATCATTTGTACATTCCATAAGTTTTCCCATCGGAAATTCATCAGAGCATATCATAACAGCCGGATAGGATGAAGCAAAGTCATATGAGGTTATTTTATGCAATATACGACCAACTTTATATCTATTTGCATGAGTATTTCCACCACGAAAAGCCTTTAGCAATATATTATATTGCTCTAAAGTAATTTGTTGCTTATACATATATTTTTGTCTATATGTCTTTTTTGTTTTTGCTTTTTCATCTGATTTTTTCCTGTATCCACCGCCATTGTAGGTGCTTCCTAAACAGGCTTTTTTGTATGATCTTCTGACGTAGCCTGTATTTGTCATAGGAATAGTTTTTAAAGTATCACCCTCTTTTTGCATGATTGACATTATTGCATGATACAATGTTATAACGTCCATGCCGGAGTAATATAATATTTCATTTGATAAATCAGACCACGGATATCTTAATACTTCATAGTCAATTAATTCTTTATCTTTTTGATATTCTTCCGTATTATAATTCTCACAAAATTTTGCAAGAGACATATTTGATAAAAGGTAGCTATCTTTAAAAATGATAGTATCTGACTCTAATTCAAATTTTGCAACCTTTCTATTTTTTATCAAAAATACTTTTTCATAATTTATGTGTAATATTGATTTTAAAAACTGATACTCGAAAGACAAGTTATGAACATAACATATTGCATGTATATCATGTTTGAGTAAGCACCGTTCTATTTCAGAAAAAAGTAAATAACATTCAGTACGTGTACGGCAGAAAAAGACTGTATTGCATAAGTATAACTGATAAAGATACGGAAAAGCAAGCATATAATCACAGGGATTATATTCGCTATTTTCTGGAAGTGTTGTAGTCTCAATATCAAAAGTTATCGGAACGGATAAAAGGGACTTACCTTTTTTATTTAAAAGAAGTCCCTCAGTTGATACTAGATAATCTATTTTTTGCTCAATTGTATCAAGGGAATATGTGTATTCAAAACCAGATAAACGTGTATCCGGTATGATATCCGGTTTTTTTAAATACATTGATAATCCCCCTTAGTTTATGTTTCACGTGAAACATTTTTAAAATGGTATAAATTCATTTTCGCTTGCTTCTTCAACTTCACGGATGTATGAAGCTGTAGTTGCGTTTTTTTCTAGCATTTCATTGTAAATATCTTCCCATTGTTTATCTTCATTCTTTTTTAATTTTTTCTGCATAGACAATGCTACTAGTAATTGATCGCTGTCATATTTAGCTTTTGCATTCTCCCCTTTAACACTTCCTAAAAAATCTAGAAAATCTTCAATTTCTTCATTTGTATAATTTGATAAACTGGGATATTTCTCTCTAAATGTTTGTACACGTTCATTTGCTATATCTATAACACCTTTTAAATTTGAAGTTTTTGCTTTAAAAAATTTTTCTAATTCTTTTATAGCTTTTGTGTACACCTCAAAACTTCTTTTTTTAGGTCTCTTTAAAATCGGGGTTCTTTTACCTAATACTTCTGACGGTATATTCGATAAAAGGACATTAGAAGCAGGAGATTCTCGCCCTGCTTCTCTGATTTCTTTGATTCTTCTGTCATATTCTGATACGAGCATTTTATATTGATACTCATATTGCTTGATTCGTTCTTTATAAGACTTAGTTTGCCTTTTTGCCATTAAAATTCATCTCCCTTTTAATTGTATCGTTTATATACTCGCTTGCAGTACATTCTAATTCAGTGCTTTTGTTTCTAACAAAAACTAATGCACTTTTTTCTATTGTGATTGTAATGCGCTCCTTATTTTTTGCTATCATTTCTTTACCTCACCTTTTCATATTTGATAAAATTGCTAATATATCAAATATTGCACATATCACAAATATAATAAATAAAAATTTAATCATCTGTAAACCCCCATATAATTATTGCATTAACAATAATTACTATTGCAAAATACAATGCCTTATATTTACCCATTTTTCTTTCCTCACTTTTTAATTGAATTTCAAATACGCCCTATGGCAGTATTGGCTACTATAATAACAAGGTAAATAAATAAATATCTGACCTTTTCTCCTGCCACCCGCCATATAAATCGTATGATCTTCATATGGTATCTCGATATCTTTCTTGCGTGACACGTAACCACGCTCGAGAGTAGTATCTGTTATACTAAACTGTGTGTATCCTTTTTTCTTCATGTATTCTTTTACTGTCATTTTTTTCTTTCCCTCTTCTTTCTTAATTTTATTTCCTTGTTTCTATGCTTCTATCATACCACACGTACACACCCAAGTCAACATAAGTAAAAATTTAACAATCACCATCCCATCCAAACATCACACAACATTATGCTACATCCCACCATCACTCAGTAACTATTCGCTAAACTTTGCCAAACATTTAACAATCACATTCACTTCACCACGTTAAAGCAAACCACCACTTCACCACGCCACCACTTCACTGTGATAAAGCGAGCCACCACTCCTTGGGGGAAGTTAGGGGGGACTAACTTTTCTGGTACAAACTTT